CTCCAGGAGTCTCATAATTAATAAAGATTCCTTTTACAAGCTTTGTTTCTTCTGCGATCAGATCTTTAATCTTTTCGCGAGCTAATTCTTTCGTCTCTTTTGAGACATGTAATCCGGTAACTATAGGTGTTACAGTCGAAGCTACATTGATATTTTTTGCCATTATTTCTCCGTAATTAAAGGGGGATTTCTCCCCCTAGTTTATTAACTATTTACTGCACCGCGCCAGCAGAACCAACGTAAAGTATCGCTAGCGACACCGTATACGCTTGATCCGAGCTGCATGATGTAGTTGCCTACGTTCTGTGTTCTGTCATCCAACAAGTTTTGTGGGTTGACAACACCAGCAGAAGTCGTAGCAGCTTCACCAACTGGTTCTACAAATGGGAACTGAATTCCCGTTGCAGCTACAGCTGATGTTGGGAACGCAACAGTTGTACCAGTACTGTCGATGTTGACAGTAATAGTGTTGGTGATACCACCAGCATCAGCAGTGCCGATCGCTGTAATAGTAGCAGCAACAATCTGTTGAGATGTAGAAGCTGTGCCCAAAATGCCTGGATTTACAAAAGGATTAGACCCTGCCGTAATAAAGCTTGTTGGAACATAGATTCTAACTGCTTGGCCAACTGTGAATTGGTTAGCAACCGCTAAAGTCAAAATAGTTGAAGTTCCTGCTCCAGATACGCCCAGTGAAGTAGCAGTACCGACAGCGGTAATCTGCGCTCTACGAGGAACATAAAGAGATTGGAAGTTCAATTTTCTTGCTGTTACAGCTGTTGCAGGAGCAGCAAAACCAGAAGCATTAAGATAACCCAATGTGAATGAGTTAGCACTTCCAACTGCTGTGACTGTGAAATCAAGACCAGCAATTTGGAGCATTCCAGTTGTGTTTGTTAAGCGAACAACATCGCCAACGCTATATCCATGTGAAGTCATAGTGACTACAGCAGGGTTAGCAGCAGTGATAGCAGTTCCTGTTTTAGCAGCTTGTAATTGAGGACCATTTGGGTCGATCAATGTGAAGCCGTTAGTTGTAACCATATTAAGGGTTACACCAGCAGCAGAACCTGAAGCTTTGTTATTAACAAAAGCAGAACCATTTAACATGTCCTTATACCAATAGGCCGCGACCATATTAGTATTAGCAGCTGCTGATCCAAATTGAGTTTCATTCCAAACTTCAAATTTCAAAATATCTCCAAAACCAGGTACGGGAATATTAAGAGTAGCAGCAGTAGTTCCTTGAGTTACAATTCCTGTCACGGCAGATGCGTATGAGTATGACATAGTTATCTCCTTATGATGACAGGGTGCAACGAAGATTGAACACCCAGGTATCGTTTGTAATGCGTGGAACTTCGGCAAATTTATAGCCAACAGAAGCGTTGAGAGCTAATGGTGAATCATAAATAGGCGGACGATAGATGAACTGAGCGCTATAACCATCTTGTTCGATTGAGCAATAAGCTTCACGACCGACGCAGAAGATGTTATAGACGTTAGCACCTAATAAAGAAGCATTAGGTGTAATGCTTCCAATAGAAGACAGAAGGAAACGGATATTAGCCACTGTTCCCCACTCTGAATCCAGAGTAGAAGATTGTTGTGGGTAGTTCCATTTTTGGATAAATCCAGAAACGTTATCCAATTGGCCAATCAGGTCTGTATGACCAAGACCAAAATAAGCATCACGTACTGGAGCTGTTCCAAATTTATCTTGCCCTTCAACTCCTGAAAGGAATGAATAAGCATTGTTTCCGCGGAGAGTTCTGATCACTGTATCAACGTCTGAACGTGTGACTTCAGTAGGATTGTCTCCGTTTGTACCACCAACGCAGTTAATGAAGGAAGCAGTTGATGCAAGCATAGAGCTCATCAATTGGTCTTCTGTTTGACGAAGAGCTACTCCTAAACGTTGAGTGGCTTCATTCAAGACTGGGTCTTGGTTTTGAAGAGTTACTTGTTCGTTCAAAAGTATGTAAGTTCCATAAAAGTCCATCTGTGCATCAATGTTTACAGATGTAAGTTGTTGGGGAGGAGGTGTAATTCCACTGTTCCCAAGCGGTACTGGCGAAGTTGCCAGCGGATTATAGCGTCTCATTCTCAGCGTAGTTCCGCCGTTTCTTGGCATGGCCTTTAAATCCGCAGGGATTTTATGGATCATGTAAGGAACTGGCACGCTCAACAGCTTAAAGCTGAACGATTGTTGAACTGGTGCTGGGAGAACGCTTGTTGTCGTAATTGACATAAGTCATTTTTCCGTTGTTATGAACCGGAACTTAGTAACCCTTGCGCGCTCTTTCCATTTCATCCCATAAGCTCTTTTTCAGCTCGGGAGTCAGACCATTTTCAAACATATGGGCATTGCCGATGGCACTAGATTTTGTGACTGCGTTAACAGAAACAGGTTTTTGAGAATTGGCAATTGCTTTCTGTTTTTCACGCAGAGGCTCTTTTGGCATTTCTGGTTCTCCTATTCCTAGTCTTTTCAGTAACTTATAGGCCGCAATCCCCTGACTGTATTGGTCGGTATTTTGCGCTAAGGACATTGCAAGTTCTGGTTCGGTTTCTTTTAAAAGTTCAATATTTTCTTTTGTTACCACTTGATTGAAGTCTTGGAACTTAAGATTGAGCCTATCTTCTACAGTTGCGTTTTCACGCTCGCGGATGACTCTTGAGGCAATTTCTTCGGCCATTTTTGCAGCCAGCTTTCGTGCTTGGCCTTTAGTGACGATATCTTCGTCGCCGAGTTTGTCTAGTTCATCTACTTCTGGAGGCCTTGCAGGCGTCTTTAACTGAGCGATGAGCTCTTCTTGTTCCTTAGCTTTTCTTTCAAGTTCTTGCATTTTGCGTCGGGTTTCTTTCCAGTTGCGATCTTGGTCTTCCGACTTTCTCGCAAAGGACTCGGCCTTCAGCTTTTCTTCTGCACCTTCTTTAGATTCGGTTGGGGGGACAACCTCGGCCACTTCTGGCTCTACACCCTCAATGTTTTCATCTTCTGGCATGTGCATTCCTTTGAGATGGCGAATCTCTTTTCTGCCTATAAGCGAAGTTGAGAGGCGTCACACCTCAGGATATGTCAACTTCAATTTTTAATTTGATACACTGGGCAATAAGATGTCAAATTATTTTTACATATATTCAAGAATGCGGGAGAATAGTTAAGATCGCAGTGAGGTTTATATGAAATGGAACACAATTGACGAATTACCAGAAAACGGATCTTTAGTATGGGTGAAATTACCAGGAGAAAAGCCTATAGTAAGGCTATTTCAAAATGATTCATTTGGACTTGGCGAAAGAGATTTCGAGGTGGTTAAATGGTCACATTTTCGGGGTCAGTCACTTTCGGATCAAGAATGCCCTGATTATAAGCGACAATCCATTCGACGAGCTTTGGATCATACATTTCGGAATTCTTCAGAATGGTCTTTGAATCTTGTGCATTAGGAAGAGTATAGACCAACGTCATTGTTCCTTTTTCGGAATTGACTTCATAGAGATCATGATCGGCATTTGGGAATTCAGTTCTTAAAAAGACAGCGCGCGGTTTGGTTTGGCGAGTTACGTATTTGTGATGTAATACATTCATGATAGCTCCGCCAACCGTTTCTTTTTTCCTTTGTACAACGATATAAAAGGGGGATTCGAATTTCTTGCAGCCCTCATCTACAGCTTTTGATAGCTCCTCAAAATACTTGGGAGTCATAGCATCAACAGTCTGCTCGACTGTCTGCACTTGCTGTTCTTTGTTTAGAATGTCATAGACAGCTTGACCCAGCTTGGATGGGTCTTTTTTGATTTTGTCTTTAGAAACGACGAGCTGATCTTGGAGTCTTTTTATAACCATGAACCCAAGCTATCAAAACAAATTATTATTTGCTAGCAGCTTGCTCTGATACTCTCCAAGTGATGATACGATCCCACCAATTCTTGTTTTCTTTAGGCCTTTCTGTTTCATCTGAAGGAGGATGAATAATGATTGGAGCTGGAGAAGGTACTAATACGGCAGGATTCGGAGCAGCAATTTTGGCAATCTCTTTTTTATCTGTTGTAAAGTAAAAAT